TGGCGCTGTATACAACGCAACTCATTTAACGCAGCCCCTACCAACAACCGGCAAGTGGGGGTGGTCGTTTACGTGGGTGTCTGGAAGTAACTCTGCACGATTTGGCATTGTGAATTATCTCAATGCTCAAGAGTGGGTAAATGAGGGTGGCGACTTCTCGCAAATGAAGTCAGGCTCAAGTGGCGCTATTAATGAAATGACATCTGGTGGCTCAGCCAGTGGTCTGTATAGGCGAGTTAACGGAACAGCAACAGCCATCGACACAAGCGCCACAGCAAAAACGTGGTCTGCCGGGGAAGTCCTTGAGTTTCTTTACGATGCTGACAACCTTACGCTTGATGTGAAAATCGACGGCGCATCCCTGACCCAAGTTACCGGATTGCCAGCGGATCAATACATTGCTTGCTGTTCGTCCTATAACGCAGTGTTTACACTTGATTGTGGTCAAAAAGGTTACACGCCTTCTGACGCTTCGTACAAAGCCCTCGCCACCCAAAACCTTCCAGCGCCAACGATTGCTGATGGTTCAGATTATTTCAATACGGTGCTTTATACGGGAACTGGATCATCAAATGCAGTAACTGGAGTAGGTTTCCAACCTGACTTTGTTTGGATTAAGGGACGTTCTGTTGCAACAAACCATAAATTATTTGATGTAGTTCGGGGTTCTAATAATGCTCTTAATGCAGACGAAACCGGTGCTGAAAGTGCTGATAGTAATTTTGTTTCTATTGACAGTGACGGCTTTACAGTTACAGGGGATGCGGCGGGTAGTGCAATCAACAAGACAGGCGACACATTTGTAGCTTGGTGCTGGAAAGCCGGTGGCGCTGCATCGTCAAATACCGATGGCTCTATTACCAGTTCCGTATCGGCTAATCCAACGGCAGGGTTTAGTATTGTTTCTTATACGGGAACAGGTGCAGTAGCTACGGTAGGTCATGGTCTTGGCGTTGCACCTGATATGATTATTGTTAAGAACCGTGACAATGGCGGTCTTGTTTGGGCAGTTTACCACTCTGGTAACACATCCGCACCGGAGACAGACTTCCTAACCTTGAACGGCACAGACGCAACAAACGATGTTTTGGAAATGTGGAATGACACTTCTCCTGCATCGACTGTCTTTACGGTTGGAACAAATGCCACAGTAAACAACTCTGCTGATGACTTAATTGCCTACTGCTGGGCTGAAGTCGAAGGCTTCTCAAAGTTCGGCAGCTATACCGGCAATGGATCGGCTAATGGTCCGTTTATTTTTACGGGGTTTCGTTGTGGCCTGTTTATTATCAAATGTACCAGCACGACAGGTGGTTGGTATATGGTAGATAGCAGAAGAAACCCCTACAACCCTGTGGTCACAAGATTATATGCGAATAGCACGGTTGTTGATGCAGACGATGCACTTGGAATGGATTTCACTGCTAACGGTGTGAAATTTCGCAACAACTCATCAGCGTTTAATACGGCGTCAGCCACCTACATCTACGCAGCCTTCGCAGAAAACCCATTCCAAGGCGATGACGGTTATACTCAAGCAAGAGCAAGATAATTATTGAAACACTATATAATGAATAACCCAAAATTAGGAGACATTAAAAAATGTGGGCATTAGTAGAATCAGGAAGTGTGACCGCAGTTTACACACGTCCAAAAGCAATTACAATCGGTGGCATTCAGCATCCACGTAGTATTTTTACACGTTGGTCTGCTGCTGAACTTCAAGCAATCGGCATCTATTCATATAGTGAAGAAGGTGCATCTGTTGATAATCGTTTCTATAAACAAGGTGGTTCTTCAGTTGTTGTTGACGATGCTGCTGGTACAGTCACAAAGACATATTCGCATGTTGAAAAAGCACTTGAAGATTCAAATCAACAGATTCAGTCAACAAACGCTGATGGTGTTGCAATCTATCTTGATGCTGATGATGTTGAAGTTCTTCAAACAGACTTAGTTGAAGATGTTGAATATACACCTAAGATGGAAGATTACTTAGACGAAGATGGTGAAGTTGTTACTACTCTTGGTCTCAAGTCACAGAAAAAATCTCAATTAAAAGCAACTGCTGCTTCACTTCTTTCTGGTTCTGACTGGTATGTTGTTCGTGCTGCTGAAGGTGGTGCTGCAATTCCTACTGATGTTGCAACTTATCGTGCTGCTGTTCGTACCGCTTCTGGTACAATGGAAACAGCAATTGATGCTGCTGCTGATATGGATGCATTCATTGCTCTTCATACAGATATTCCAGCAACTCAATCAACAAACGCTGATGGCGTTTTGATCTATCTTGATGCTGATGATGTTGAAGTTCTAGCAACTGACTTAGTTGACGGTGTTGAATACACAGCTAAAATGGATGCCGCAGTAACAGCAACTCTTAATGACTGGCCAACTATTCCAGACACATTAGCATAGGGGTCTTATAAATGACACAGATTGCTAACTTAGTATCAAGCGATACATTTGCAACAAGACGCAACAGCATTAACGTTGGTTTCGTCAAAATTGCAAACCTCGAATCAGAAGTTTCCACTTTAGCAAGTGGTTCTTCTAATACATTCACAACAACTGTTGAAGCACAGAATATTATTCCTGCTGCTGATGATACATATAGTCTTGGTACTCCATCTCTCGCATGGAAAGATGTATATGTTGGTCCTGGGTCATTATATGTCAACGGGCAAAAAGTTCTTGAAGACGATTCTGGTACAATCACATTCACTGCTGATTCTGACCAGTCTCTTACAATTAAAACATTAGGTAGTGGTGAAACAACTGTTCAATCAGTTGCTGGTGTTAACTTAACTGCTACAGAAAGTGGTGATATTGCTCTTACCACATCTTCAGGTAATATTGAACTCAAGGGTACAGTTCAACTTCTCAGTGGTAAGCGCATCACTGATAGTGCTGGTACTAAGATTGAGTTCGGTGATGACATTGACATGAACAGTAATAAAATTACTGAACTTGGTACACCATCTGCTAACGCTGATGCTGCTACGAAGTTATATGTTGATACATCAATTGCTGATCTTGCCAACTCTGCTCCAACTACTCTAAATACACTAAATGAGTTGGCTGCTGCTCTTGGTGATGATGCAAACTTCAGCACAACTGTTACAAATAGTATTGCGTCCAAACTGACTTCTGCTAACGTTGCAGTTACAGTTGGTGCAAGTTCAATTACAACAACTCAAGATGATGTTGCATTGAATGACGAAGCACTTGTGAATCCAGCAGGTTTCCTTACATTTAATCTCGGTGGAAGTACATATAAACTACCTTACTTCTCATAATAATACCCCTGCTCCCCAGTAGATAACTCCAGTTGTTTATAAATAGATATAAATGACTGGAGTTTTTCTATGGCTGTTCCAAACTCACGACAAACATTTAAAGATTACTGCCTTCGTCGGCTTGGTTATCCCGTCATCGACATTAACGTGGACGATGAACAGGTAGATGATCGTGTAGACGAAGCATTGAAATACTATCAGGATTACCACTTTGATGGGACTGAACGTATTTTGCATAAACATATTGTAACTGCTACTGATAAAGCCAATGGCTACATCACGATTCCAGAGTCGATCATAGGAATCAATAATATCTTACCAATCGGTCAAGCGTTACAATCTTCTAATCTGTTCAGCATTCGCTATCAGATTCACTTGAACGACCTCTTTGATATTTCTGCAAGTTCGTATGTTCCATATACAATGGCAATGACACACATACGTATGCTTGAAGAAATCTTTGTTGGTCTCAAACCTATTCGTTATAATCGCCACGTCAATAAACTTCACATCGATATGAATTGGACAGATGATATTCTTACTGGAGAATATGTAATTGTTGATGCATATCAGATCACAGATCCAGATACATATGGTGATGTGTGGGGAGATCGTTGGCTTTCAAGATATGCAACTGCATTGATTAAACGTCAATGGGGAAGCAATCTTACTAAATTTGAAGGTGTACAACTCCCTGGTGGTTTGACGTTCAATGGTGCAAAGATTTATGACGATGCTGAAGCAGAGATTCAAAAACTCGAAGAAGAAATGATAGTGAGTTACAGTCTGCCCGTCAATGACATGACAGGTTAAAAATTATGTTAAATCAATACTTCAATAACTTCAATTATGGTCGTGAACAAGACCTCGTTGAAGATTTGACAATCGAATGCCTCAAGATTTACGGATATAATGTCAAGTATATTCCGAGCGTATTCGTGCGTGAAGATCCATTGTTTGGTGAAGATACGCTTCGTAAATTTGATGATGCTGTTGACCTTGAGATGTACATTAAAAATGTTGAAGGGTTTGAAGGCGAAGGCGATTTCTTATCGAAGTTCAATCTTGAAATACGTGACCAGATTACATTGACAGTGGCTCGTAAAAGATTCGACCAAGCAAAATCGGAAAAACTTACTACTGAAGTTGGATACAATATTCTTACAGAAGATGCAGATACAAATGCTCCTTCTCGTCAATATCTTTCAACTGCATATGCTGGTGATTCTATTCAACTTGAAGAAGGTGGATTAGAGGGATATTCTATCACTACAAATCGACCAACAGAAGGCGACTTGATTTATTTCCCTCTTGTAAAAAAACTTTTTGAAATAAAGTTTGTTGAGCACGAGCAAGTATTCTATCAGACTGGTCGACTTCAGACATATGATATTCGTTGTGAGTTATTCGAATATAGTAGTGAGCAAATTGACACTGGTATATCTGATATAGATAGTATTGAAGATAACTATACCACAGACATACTCGCATATGAGATGTTGCTTGAAGATGATGAAAAACTATTGAATGAAGATGGTGGTTCTATTATGCAAGAATATAGGATTGAAGACAATCAACCGACTGCAAATAATGAGTATTTCCAAAGCAACGATCCAATCTTTAGTCCAAGTTCTGTAATTGACTTTAGTGAACTGTCGCCCTTCGGAGATTTGGATAGATATTAATGTTTCAACAATATTACCACGGCACGATACGCAAATATTGCATCGCATTTGGCAATCTTTTTAATGACATTGTTATTGCGAGATTGAACACTGCTGGTGAGCGTATCCAGTCTATTGCAGTTCCACTTGCGTACGGACCCAAGGAACGTTTCTTGGTCCGTCTCCGTCAAGATCCAAACTTTGAACAGGCGGTAGCGATTACATTACCTCGTATGGGTTTCGAAATCACAGGTATGACATATGCTCCGACAAGGAAACTATCATCCACTATTAAAAATGTCACTCTCAAGTCTGATGATAATGACCGTTTAAAAACACAGTATGTGCCTGTACCATATGATATTAATATTTTATTATCAATCTTTGTATCGAATGCTGATGACGGTGCACAGATACTTGAACAGATACTTCCATACTTTCGCCCAGAGTTTACAACGAATATTCGTTTGATTCCAGAGATGAATGTTGTTGTTGATACACCTGTTGTTCTTCAAGATGTTTCAATTGAAGATACATATGAAGGTGATTTTGACACTCGCCGTGCTTTGATATATAATCTTACCTTTAGTATGAAAGCATATATATACGGTCCAGTTGCAAATCAAGGTGTTATCAAAAGGTCTGTTACAAACTTCTTTGGGGATGTTCCTGCTGATTCAGCACAAATTGAAAGACTTACAGTAACTCCATCACAGTTTGCAAGTGGCGCACCTCTTACGTCACCATCTGCAAACGCTTCGCTATCAGTTGAGACAAGTGCTATTAGTGCTAACTCCGATTATGGATTTACAACTGATATTAACACTGACACATTTAGTATAGAGAATTCATAATGGCAAAAATGGTATCAAAAGTTGAATTTAAAGTTGTTCAAAAACACAGAACAAGTATTGGCAACAGCCCACAGTCACGCCCAAAAAATAAACGCAAGAGAGCATCTTTTAAGAGGTATCGTGGACAGGGTAAATGAAGACGAATCTTGAGAAGAATATGGAAGCAATCTTTGATTTGCCCACTGACACCAAACCAATGGCAGAGGCAATAGAAGAATCTCGTGTTACTGTAATGAATGAAACGCCATCTACAGATAATGACATTGATGATGATTACAAATATGCAAGAGAGAATCTTAAAGAGATTATTGATAGCGCACAACAATCAATCGCTGACCTTGCCTCTATCGCTTCCACTTCTGAATCACCAAGAGCATACGAAGTTTTATCTACCATGATGAAAACAATTGTGGATGCGAATAAGGATCTGTTGGAGCTTCAAAAGAGTGTAAAGAAACTCAAAGAAGATAATAATACATCTGCACCACAGAATGTTACAAATGCATTGTATGTTGGATCAACATCAGACCTCATGAATCTAATTAAAGATAACAAATAAGTTATAATCATTCATAAGGACAAGACCTATTATAACGTATTTTTTAATAATGTCAATAGAAAAATTGAAAATAGTATGTCTGACCTCTATTTAAATAACCCTCTTCTCAAAAAAGCATATGTTCCTATTGAATATACACAGGAGCAGATTGAAGAAGTAATCAAATGTTCTAAAGACATTAATTATTTTATTAAAACATATACAAAGATTATCAGCCTTGATAGGGGTCTTATTAATTTTGAGATGTATCCTTTTCAAGAAGATATGTCAAGAACTATTGCTGACAATCGATTCACTGTAATTAAAACTTGTAGACAAGCTGGTAAAACTACTACATCGGCTGCTGTTATTCTTTGGCACGCTATTTTTAATGATTCATATACGATTGCTATTCTTGCTAACAAACTTTCCACTGCTCGTGAGATTCTTTCTCGTGTTCAGCGAGGATATGAAAATCTTCCAAAGTGGCTTCAGCAAGGTGTAGTTACATGGAACAAAACAAACATTGAACTTGAGAATGGTAGCCAGATTATTGCTGCTTCTACTGCTTCATCTGCTATTCGTGGTTTCTCTATCAACTTTTTGTACCTTGATGAATTTGCATTCGTACCAAGAAACATACAAGATGACTTCTTTACGTCAGTTTATCCTACAATCATCTCTGGTACAAATACAAAGGTTGTGATTACATCTACGCCAAATGGTTTTGATTTATTCTATAAGATATGGATTAATAGCGTAGAAGGTCGGAATGAATATGCTAACTTTTCAGTTAGTTGGTGGGATGTTCCAGGTCGGGATGATGAGTGGCGAGAAAAAACAATTGCGAATACAAGTGAAGATCAATTCCGACAAGAATTTGAAGCAGAGTTTCTTGGTTCAGCAAACACACTTATCTCACCAAATGTTCTTCGGTCGTTAACATTTACGACTCCGATATCTTCCCATTACGAAGGTAGTTTAACTGTATATAAAGAGCCAGAAAAGGGTGGTGTATATTTTTGTGTAGTGGATACTTCACGTGGTGTTGGTATGGACGCTTCTGCTTTTGTTGTTATTGATGTTTCTTCTGTTCCATATGAAGTTGTTGCTTGTTATAAAAACAATATTATTGATCCATTAGTATATCCAGATGTTATTCATAATGTAGTGAAGAACTATAATGAAGCATACACTCTTGTTGAGATTAACGACAATGGTCAACAGATTGCTGATATTCTTCACCATGACTATGAATATGAAAATATAATATTTACATCTGTAAAGGGCAGAGCGGGTCAGGTTATTGGTGGCGGCTTCTCTTCTTCGGTTCAACGTGGCGTAAGAACAACAAAGCAGGTCAAACGTATTGGTTGTTCTAATGCTAAGACGATGATTGAGAAAGATAAAATTAAATTACACGACTTCAATTTAATCAATGAACTTTCTACATTCATTCAAAAAGGAACATCATACGAAGCTGATATTGGTTCCCATGATGATTTAATAATGTGTGTTGTATTGTTTGCATGGGCAACAAACCAACCGTTCTTTAAAGATTTGACTGATACTGATTTTAGAAAGAAACTGATGGAAGATCGTGAACGATTGATTAGCGATGATGTTCTCCCATTTGGATTTATTGATGATGGAAGTGATTTTGAAGAAACAATAAATAATCAAAACAGCACTAATTTTTGGAATGATATGGACACATCAAATAAATGGTGATGCCTCTACTAAATCTTTCATTTTATAAATAATAATGAAAATTGAATAGAAATCAATTCTATAAGGAGAATGAACAATGCCTTTTCAAGTATCACCAGGCGTTAATGTAAGCGAAATCGACCTTACTACTGTCATTCCTGCCGTTTCAACAACTGATGGCGCTATCGCAGGGCGTTTTCATTGGGGACCAGCAGACAAGAGAGTACTAATCGATTCGGAAGATACATTAGCAGCCCAATTCCAGAAGCCAGATTCTGATAACTATCAGGAATGGTTTACTGCTGCAAACTTCTTAGCGTATGGCAATTCACTGTATATCTCTCGTGTACTTAACGGTGCCAACAATGCAACTGCATCTGGCAACACTTCAATTCTAGTTAAGAACGATGACGATTATGAAAATAACTATTCATCAGGTGTTGCTGGCGCTGGCGACTGGGTAGCAAAATATCCAGGCGATATTGCTAACTCACTCAAAGTTTCAGTTTGTCACAGTTCAGTAGCATGGGAGTCAACACTCTCATCTGCCAACCTTGTGTTTACACCTTCTTCAACAAGTGTACTCACAAAGGGTGCAAACACATCACTCGACCTTACAAGTGGTCCAAATATTGATCTTTCAACGACAGTTTCAGTTGGTGACATTCTATTCCTACAATCAACAGGAATTAATCTTGGTGATGGCATCAGAGTCACTGCTGCTAACAGTTCTGTGATCACTCTTGCTAGTGCTCCAACTGCTGAAGACCTTGGCACAACAGGTTCTACTAAAGTTCAATCTGTTGCTGTTCAGCGCCGTTGGGAATACTATAATCTCTTTGATGCTGCTCCAGGCACTTCTACATACGCTACTCGTGCAGGTGGTTCTGGCGATGAACTTCATATTGCTATCGTTGATGAAGATGGCGAGATTAGTGGTGTTCGTGGTCAGGTCATTCAACGTTTCGCTAATCTATCTCGTGCTCGTGACGCAAAAGCAGAAGATGGCACAGGAATCTACTATAAAGAAGTTATCAACCAGCGTTCAAACTGGCTTTGGTGGGCTTCTCATGTAGACAACATGACTTCTGCTGGTGGTCTTGCAACATCAACGTTTACAAATAGCGATGATTTACCAACAACAGTTTCAATGTCTGGTGGTTCAAATGGTTCTGCACCATCAAACGCTCAGTTGATTGCTGGTTACGACTATTTCAAATCTGCTGAAGATGTTGATGTATCACTTATTCTTGGTGCTGATGCAGATGGAACAATTGCTACATACATCATTAATAATATCTGCGAGACTCGTAAAGACTGTATCGTTTGTCTTTCACCAGAAGCTGCTGATGTTGTTAATAACAGCACATATGCTGGTAAAGAAGCAGAAGATATCATTGCTTTCCGTAACACACTTCCATCAAGCTCCTATGCTGTAATGGATGGTGCTTGGAAGTATCAGTACGATAAGTATAACGATGTTTACCGTTATGTTCCAATGAACGGCGATACTGCTGGTCTTATGGTTCGTACAGATACAACTCGTGACCCATGGTTCTCACCTGCTGGATTCAATCGTGGTAATGTAAAGAATGTTGTTAAACTTTCTTTCAACCCTAAGAAAGCAGAACGTGATGTACTATACAAAGCTGGTGTTAACCCAGTAGTTACATTCCCAGGTCAGGGAACAGTACTCTTCGGTGATAAGACACTGCTTGCTAAACCAAGTGCATTTGATCGTATCAACGTTCGTCGCTTATTCATTGTTCTTGAGAAAGCAATCTCTACTGCTTCTAAGTTTACATTGTTTGAGTTCAATGATGCATTTACTCGCTCACAGTTCCGCAACCTCGTTGAACCATTCCTTCGTGATGTTCAAGGTCGTCGTGGTATCTTTGATTTCCGTGTAGTTTGTGATGAAACGAACAATACTGGCGAAGTCATTGACCGAAATGAGTTCATTGGTGATATTTACATTAAGCCAGCTCGTTCAATCAACTTTATTCAACTTAACTTCGTTGCGGTTCGCACTGGTGTTGATTTTGAAGAAGTTGTTGGGCAATTCTAATATAAATAGATAAAAGGATTTAGGAGAATAACATGGCTTTTAGTGTAACAGAATTTCAAGGACAAATGGAGTTTGGCGGTGCCCGTCCATCACTGTTTGAATGCAATATCACCAATCCGTTCAACTCATCTGCCGATGATAAAGTTCGATTCATGGCAAAAGCATCGGCAATCCCTGCTTCTACTTTGAGTGTGATTGAAACTCAATATTTTGGTCGTCCAGTTAAGTTTGCTGGTAATCGTACCTTTGAAGAATGGAGTGTGACAATTATCAACGATGAAGACTTTGCGGTACGTAGTACTCTTGAAGAATGGCATCAAAATATTAATACAGTTCAAGGTAACGTTCGTCAAGCTGGGGCTGGTCCAGAAGCATATAAATCACAAGGTTCTGTGATTCAATATGGCAAACAAGGCAATATTCTTCGTGAATATAAGTTTGTTGGAATATTCCCAGTAACAATTCCTGCAATTGAACTATCTTGGGAAACTGCTGACGCAATTGAAGAATTTGCGGTAACATTTGCATATGATTACTTCACGGTTGACAATGCTTCTGAGTTTGGTATTGCTATCAATACTTAATTTATAAATATAATAGTTCTATGGAAAGGGGAACTTCGGTTCCCCTTTTTTGTTTTTCAAATTATTATAAATAATAGAAATAACTTTACAGTATGGGGATAACTAATTATGGCTGAACTTTTTGGCTTCACCATTGCCCGCAAAAAAATAGAAGATCAACAAGAAAACCTTCCATCAATCGTATCACCAACTCAAGAAGATGGTGCTATTGAGATTGCGCCTGGTGGTGCTTATGGGACGTATGTTGATCTTGAGGGCAAAGCAAAGAACGAAGGCGAACTTGTGACCAAGTATCGTCAGATGGCTCTTCAACCTGAATGTGATTCAGCAGTTCAAGATGTTGTCAATGAAGCGATTGTAGTCACAGAAAATTCTGGACCAGTTGAAATTGTTCTTGATAAACTTGACTATCCTGAAAATATCAAAAAGAAAATACACGAAGAGTTTGAAGCAATTATGAAATTGCTTGACTTTAATAACAATGCTTATGATTTATTTCGTAAATGGTATGTTGATGGTCGTCTTTATCATCACATTGTTATTGACGAAAAGAATCCACGTCAAGGTATTAAAGACCTTCGTTACATTGATCCTCGTAAAATTCGTAAGATTAAAGAATCACTCAAAGAAAAAGATGCTAGAACTGGTGCTACAGTTTTCAAAGGCATAAATGAATATTATCTTTATAATGCTGGTGGTGTTAATTCATCTAACCAAGCACAAGGTGTTAAGATAGCAAAGGATTCTATTTCATATTGTCACTCAGGTTTGCTTGATGAACGAAACAGTATGATTTACTCGTATCTTCATAAAGCAATTAAACCGCTCAATCAGTTACGTATGCTTGAAGATGCTGTTGTTATCTATCGTCTTGCTCGTGCTCCAGAACGCCGTGTGTTCTATATTGATGTTGGTAACCTTCCTAAGATGAAGGCTGAACAGTATATGCGTGATATGATGGTCAAACATAAGAATAAACTTATCTATGATGCATCGACTGGTGAAGTTCGTGATGACCGTAAGTTCATGACAATGCTTGAAGACTTCTGGCTTCCAAGACGTGAAGGTGGTCGTGGCACTGAAATTACAACACTTCCAGGTGGTCAAAGCCTTGGTGAAATGGACGATGTTGATTATTTCCGTCGCAAACTTTATAAGTCGTTGAACGTTCCGATTACACGTATGGATGCTGAGAATCAATTTAATCTTGGTCGTGCTTCAGAGATTACTCGTGATGAGTTAAAATTCAATAAGTTTGTTATGCGTCTCCGTAATCGATTTTCAATTTTGTTCAGTGATTTACTTGAGATTCAATTAGCACTCAAAGGTGTTATCACTCGTGGTGAGTGGAAAGAAATGAAACAAGATATTTATTATGATTTTCAAGAAGACAATCACTTTACCGAACTAAAAGACACGGAGATTATGCAAGGTCGATTGCAAATTCTCGGTGAGGTTGATAATTTTGTTGGTAAGTATTTCTCTGAAGATTGGATTCGTAAAAATGTTCTTCGTATGACTGAAGAAGAAATCAAAGATGAACAGAAACAGATTGACAAAGAAGCTGATGAAGCACCAGACGAAGAAGAAACTCCAGTTGAAGAACAATTGAAGATTGAAGACCAAACAGAAGAATTTATCCCAGACAAAAATATTTCTGAAGAAGAAAAAAAATTAGTTGAAAGTATGACAAAGTTCATGAGTTCAA